TAAGTTCCGTCACCTTCAATTTTTTCTCCATCATCACCAAATGTTAAACCAACATTAGCTGGTATATTAACATCATTAGTTGCATCTAAGGTAATGTCAGCACTAGAATCTATTTCTGCAATTACAGGTGTTGTTAAAGTTTTGTTTGTTAAAGTTTGTGTTGCAACAAGAGATACTAAAGTTGAGCTAGAACCATCTGGTAATAACATTTCATTTGTAACACCTGCTGAGTGTGGTTGTGCTTTTAATATCTGGCCATGTGAATTATTTTCACAATTAAATTGTATGGCACCTGAATTTGTATTACCAACAATAGTTACATGTCCTGTTCCTTTTGCTAATAAATTTAAATCGATATTAGAGTCTCCACCAGTCGCTGATAGTTGCGGTGGGTTGCCTGTTGCAGCGTTTGTTACATCAAATTGATTGACTGCTGAACTTGTTGTTTGAAATATAATTTGTTCATTACCATTTTCATCTGCAATAAAGTGTGCATCATCTATTAAAATATTATGTGAATTAGTATCTAAGTTTGCACCTAGTTGTGGAGATGTATCCTCTACAACATTTGATATTGCACCAG